AAATAGAAGGAACAGATTTTACAGGTTCTTTAATTGTAGGACATAGTACAACAGGTACATTATCTGCAGCTACATACAATACCGCTCTTGGTATAGGTGCAATGGATGCTATAACTTCAGGTGATAATACTGTCGCTATTGGTTTCAATGCTGGTACAAATATCACAACTGGTAGTAGCAATATATTAATAGGTGCTTATACTGGTGATGCTCTTAATGGTGGCGGTAATAATGTTGCTATTGGTTATGCGGCATTGAGTTCTGAAGATGGGCATAGTGCTAATGTTGCTGTAGGTTATCAAGCATTATATGCACTAAACGCAGGAGCTGATGCTTATAATGTGGCAGTAGGTTATAATGCTGGTGTAGCAATGTCAACAGGTGCTTATAATGTTTTGTTGGGAGGAAAAGCTGGTGATTCTTTAACTACAGGTAGTACTAATATAGCAATAGGATATGAAGCTCTCCAATACGAAACTACACATGGTAAAAATATAGCCATAGGTCATCAAACATTAAATGCTTTGCGTGCAGGAGCAGACAGTTATAATATTGCTATAGGACATAATACTGGTTTATCTGTTTCGACAGGTGTACAAAACACATTGCTTGGAGGTAGAGCTGGCGATGCGTTAACAACAGGTTCTTATAATATAGCTATTGGTATGGATGCTCTTACTACAGAGGATACAGGATCAAGAAGCGTCGCTGTAGGTACAAACGCTTTGTTTAATCAAAATTATGATGGCGACGCTTATAATGTAGCTATAGGTATGAATGCTGGTAGTCAAGTTACAACAGGTATTAAAAATACAATTATAGGAGCTGTGGCTGGTGATGCTATGCAGGCAGGTAGTTATAATATAGCTTTAGGATATAATGCGATGGGCGTGGGTAATGCAAGCAGTGCTACTGGTTATAATATAGGTATTGGTATAGACGCTGCTCAAAATATTACATCAGGTAGGTTTAATATTATTTTAGGTGGTGAAGCAGGTGATGCTATTACAACAGGAACCTCTAATGTAGCTATTGGACATGGTTCTTTGGGTGCAGAATCTACACATGGAAAGAATACCGCAGTAGGGCATGGTACATTAGCAGCACAAAACGCAGGTGCCGACGCTTACAATGTAGCTGTAGGTTACGATGCTGGTTTATCTGTTTCAACAGGTACTTATAACACACTTATTGGAGGTTTAGCTGGAGATGCTCTTACCACTGGTACTGATAATACTGCAGTAGGATATGGTGCTTTATCATCAGAAGATGCTCATGGGGGAAATACAGCTGTTGGTATGTTGGCTTTAAATACACTAGATGCTGGGGCTAATGCTTATAATACCGCTGTAGGTGCTGATTCTGGTAGATATATTACAACAGGTGTTGAAAACGCTATTATTGGAGGGTTAGCTGGTGATGCAATAACAACAGGCTCTTATAATGCTGTTTTAGGAACGTCTGCTTTAGGAGCTAATACGCAATCAAATGCTAATGTAGCAATAGGTAATAGTGCGTTAGCTAGTCATAATCTCACTTCTCCCACAGCTGCATATAATATTGCAATTGGTTTTAACGCTGGATTATCTGTTACAACAGGTGTACAAAATACATTAATAGGTGGTCTTGCAGGAGATGCTTTAACTACTGGCGGAGAAAATGTTGTTGTTGGATATGCTGCGTTGAGTTCTGAAGATGGAAACGGAAAAAACACTGCTATTGGGGCTTTTACTTTAAATGCACTAAACGCTGGTGCTGATGCATACAACGTTGCTTTGGGATACCAAGCTGGATATTTAGTTTCAACAGGTATAAATAATGTTTTAGTTGGAGGTCAAGCTGGTGATTCTTTAACTACTGGATCATATAATATTGCAATAGGTAGATTAGCATTAGCTACAGAAGATGCAGATGGTTATAACGTAGCTATTGGTTATGCTGCTTTAAATACTCAAAATGCTGGGGCTGCTGCATATAACGTTGCTATAGGTCATAACGCTGGGGCGGCTGTTACAACAGGTACTAGTAATACTTTATATGGAGGTCAAGTTGCTAGTGCATTAACAGATGGAGCTAATAACGTTGCTATAGGAAGAGCTGCTTTAGGAACTGCACAAAGCGATAGTAATAATATTGCTATTGGTTATCAAGCTTTAGGAACACAAAACGGAGCAGGTAATGCTTATAATGTTGCTATAGGTCATAATGCTGGGGCAGCTGTTACAACAGGTATTAGAAATACATTTATAGGAGGAGGAGCAGGAAAAGCAGAAACTGAACAAGAGGACAATATTTATATTGGTTATA